AAAAAGTGATCGCACTACTGTATATAATGAAATAATTAGGGCGGGTCAACCACAACTTGCTGAACTTATAAGGAGACTATAATGGCATTTTCAGGAAATTTTTTGTGTACTTCTTTTAAAAAAGAACTTATGGAAGGGGTACATAACTTTAAAAACTCAGGAGGTAATACTTTTCAATTAGCTATGTATACAAATAGTGCTTCATTTACTGCGGCTACTACCGCTTACACCACAAGTAATGAGGTATCAGGTACAGGTTATACAGCAAAAGGTGGAGAACTAACTCGTGTAGACCCCACCACAAGTAGCACTACTGCTTTTACTGATTTTGCAGATTTAACCTTTAGTTCTTCTACTATTACTGCTAGAGGAGCTTTAATTTTTAATGATAGTGCATCGGGAGACCCTACTGTTTGTGTGTTAGATTTTGGAGCAGACAAATCTTCTAGTTCAGGAGACTTTAAAATAGTTTTTCCTACTGCTGATGCAAGTAACGCAATTATAAGAATTGCCTAATGGCTTTAGTAATAAAAGATAGGGTACAAGAAACTACCACGACCACAGGTACAGGGACTGTTACACTTGCAGGAGCAAGCACAGGTTTTCAAGCTTTTAGTGCAATTGGTGATGGAAACACTACTTTTTATGGAATTAGTCATCAATCTTCTACTGAATTTGAAATTGGAATAGGAACCTATACTAGTAGTGGCACAACTTTAAGTAGAGACACCATTTTATCTTCTACTAATTCTAACAATGCGGTTAATTTTTCTAGCGGAACAAAAGATGTTTTTGTGACTTTACCTGCTGTAAAAGGAGAGGTTGGTTTAACTAGTCCTTTTGCATATAGAAATAAATTAATAAACGGTGATTTTAGCACATGGCAACGAGGAACTCCTATTACAGGAGGGTCTACGTTTACTAATGACGATACTAATTTTACTTCAGATAGATGGAAATTATTAAGTGATACTAATGACATAGTGGATGTTTCACAAGAAACCTCGGTTATTCCAACTAACGGTCTTTATGCTATGAAATTAGATGTTGAAACAACTAACAAAAAATTTGGAGTAGCTCAAGCAGTAGAGCAAAAAAATGCCATAGGTCTTATAGGAGAAACAGTTACGTTAAGTTTTAAAGCTAAAGTAAGTAACACCAGTAAATTAGATAATATAAAAGCAGCAATAATTTCTTGGTCTTCTACAGCTAATGCACCCACCGTAGATATGATTAGCGATTGGGAAGATGAAGGCACTAGACCCACACTTGCTAGTAATTTTACATACGAGAACACTCCTGCAAACTTAAATGTAACCACCTCTTGGGCAGAATATTCTGTTTCAGCTAGTGTAGACACTAGTTCAACCACTAACGTCATTGCATTTATATGGTCGGATGTGACCGACACCACCGCAGGACATTTTTTATATTTAGCCGATGTGCAGTTAGAAGGTGGCACGGCACAACCTACTCCTTTTGAAAGAATACCTTTTAGCGAAACTTTTAAGGCTTGTCAAAGGTACTATCAGTTGTTGAAGGGTAGCACGGATGGAGCCGGTTTACGTTTCTTTGGGCTAACAGGAAATAGTGGTTCATTAGGATATCAGTTTTCTACACCTATGTTTAAACAGCCTACTGTAACCACAAGCGGTTATGAATTACGGGACGGTGGCGATTCTGCAAGAACGGTTAGTAGTATAAGCACTTACTATAGTTGTATGACCGAATACGATAGAATACGTTTTTTTGCTAGTAGTATAGCCGAAGGCAGTGGAACCTTACGTTTTCCAAATGCCGCAGATAGAGTCAGTATTGAAGCCGAGGTGGAAGCGTGAACATAACAAACGCTAAATATTGGAAAGACCCTGATTCAGGTCAGGTAACTCAAATTATATGCACTATAGATGGTTTGCAAGCTTACGTTCCTACAAATTCTCCTAATAGATATTTGACTGAAATTAATCGTCAAGTAAGTGCAGGAACTTTAACCGTGGCGGATGCGGATTAAACCATGTTTGGCGGTCAAATATTTGGAGCAACCTTTGGTAGCACTTCTAGTGTTGACATAAATACTACGGAAGAAGGTTGGGGTAGAGGCACTTGGGGATCGTCTGGTTGGAATAGTTCACTTAGCACAGACGTTAATGTCTCTGTTACGGGAGTTGCAGGAACAAGTGCAATAGGAACGGTTACTGCTCAAACTTCTCAAGTGTTGTCTGTTACAGGTTTAGCGGGAACAGGAGCAATAGGTTCTGTTTCTATAGGATTAGGAAAAGACGTTTCAGTTACAGGGGTAGCGGGAACAGGAGCAGTAGATTCAGTAACTATTACCGAAGGCACAGGGGTAACAGTTACTGAAACAGGAATTGTAGGTACAGGTTCAGTAGGAACTTCTACGGTAGAAACTGACCAAAATATATCTGTTACAGGAATTGCAGGCACAAGTGCGGTAGGTAGTGTAACCGTTACACAAGGCACAGGTGTAGAGGCTCGTAATTTAGGCTGTCCTCAAGCAACTGGTTTTGTAGCCGATGTATCTGCAATTATTGTCACTGATCAAAATATTTTAGTAACAGGAGTAGAAGCGACAGGAATAGTTAATGATGTTTTAGTATGGGGTTTGATTGTGCCTAGTCAAAGTCCGAGTTATAATGGGGTAAATCCAAGTCAGTCTCCTTCTTGGACAGAGGTATCCCCTTCTGAAACAGGGGATTGGACAGAAATAGCGGCGTGAGGTAAAAAATGGCATCGACATATACAACTAATTTAGGAATTGAAAAAATAGGTACAGGCGAGCAGTCTGGAACATGGGGTAACACTACTAATACCAACCTTGATATATTAGATGAAGCTATTAGCGGTATTTTAACAGTAACTTTAAGTTCTGCGGGTTCTTCTGGGTCTCCTACAGCATTACCTATTACGGATGGATCGTCTTCTAATGGCAGAAATAAATACATAAATTTTGCCGATGGGGGTGACTTAGGAGGAACGGCGTATGTACAGTTAACTCCTAATAATGCTGAAAAAATTGTTTTTATGCGTAATAGTTTATCTAGTAGCAGGTCTATTATTGTTTTTCAAGGGACTTATAATGCTTCTAACGATTTTGAAATACCCAACGGAAAAGACGTAGCCTTAAAATTTGATGGCGGGGGTAGCGGAGCTACGGTTACTTTATTACAACCCGATGAAATGCGTACAGGTTCTTTCACCGTAGATAATTTAAATATAGATGGTAATACTATTATTTCTACAGATAGTAATGGCAACATTGCTTTAACCCCTAATGGGACTGGAGAAGTGGACATTTCAAAAGTAGACATTGATTCAGGAGCTATTGATGGGACTACCATAGGTGCAAGTTCAGCGGTGGCTGGAACTTTCGCAGCTTTAGGAACTTCAGGTATTACTTGTAGTGGTAATATTACTGTAGCCGATGCAGGAACAATAGGTTCTGCAAGTGATACAGATGCTATAGCTATTGGCTCAGATGGTGATGTCACCTTAACACAAGATTTAGAGTTACAACACGATGGAGCAACATTATCATTTGGAGCAAATGATGAAATAGTCGTAACACACGTTCACGACTTAGGTTTAAATTTTAAAAACACTTTAACTGCTGATAACACAACACTTACTTTTAGGTTTGAAACAGGTGAAACAGATATTGATGACAACGAAGTTATGTGTAGAATGAGTTTTGTTACTCCGGGCGAATCATCAGGCACTGTAGCGAATTATGTGAACGCCGCAATACTGACGGTGGCAGATGCTGATTTTAGCTCAAGTGTCAACAGCACAAGGTTTCAAATACATACAAAGGCGAATACGGCGGCAGGGCAAGGAGCAGGAGAAAGTATAGACGGTTCTTCAGTAGAAGTTGACGGAGAAGGAAAAGTTTTTATGGGTTATGCCGCAAGATATTATCAGAATTCAAACCCTAATATTACTTCTAGATTATCTACTATGGATGCGTCAGGGAACTTTCGACACGACTCAAAAAATGCTAGTGGAGGAGATGGCATTAATATTGTAAACAGTTTAGGTCGAGAAGGTGGCAGTAACGTTACTACCTATAAAGCTGTAAGGTTTATGAGAATAGATGGAGAGGGTGGTGCAGGAGCTATTCAAGAGGCGGGTAGTATCGAAGTTCCAAATTTTTCAGGTAATGTTTCCTTTAACACTACTTCGGACTATAGAGTAAAAGAAAATATAGTAAACATTACTGATGGTATTACTAGAGTAAAACAGTTATTGCCACGAAGGTTTAATTGGAAAGTAGACCCTAATTTAACTCAAGATGGGTTTATTGCACACGAAGCACAAGCTGTTGTTCCAGAGTCTGTTACAGGAACAAAAGATGCGGTGGATAGTGACGGAAAAATTATTCCCCAAAGCATGGACTCAGGGAAACTTATTCCTATTTTAACTGCCGCTCTTCAAGAAGCTATTGCCAAAATAGAAACCTTAGAGACTAAAGTGGCTGTATTAGAATCGAAATAATGTGTAGTAAAATGGATTTATTTTTAGATGTGTTGTTAGGAGTAACGTGTATAGTAACATTAACAACTTTAATGGTAGGAATTTTTTATTTTTTAGTAACAGATTTTTATGGATAAAGATATGCATCAGCAAGTGGGTAAATTAGAAGCTAATGTTGAAAAGCTTCAGCAAGATATGGCGGAAGTAAAAACCGACATAAAAACCATTGCAGGTTTTATCCAAAAATGGAAAGGAATTGCGGTAGGGTTTATGATATTAGGAGCTATTATAACAGCTATAGTAGATTTTTTGTTAAGTTGGCGATGAGGAGTTTATGATAATTGATAGACCCGATTACAATAGGTGTTGCATATAAAGCGGCTACTACTGCTTTAGATTTAGTAAAAAAGGGTATATCCCTTCATAAAGATAGTCAAGAAGTAGGAAACTATTTAGCTGACTATTTTAATAAAAAAGATGAGTTATTACGTTTAGAAAAGGAAAAAAAGAAACAGGAAAAAAGAAAGTTAACTAAATCTATACAATCTGAAGCCATAGAACGAGCTACTTATGAGTATAATCTCCGAAAACAGGAGATGAAACTTAAAGAACAGATGCAATGGGCAGGTTTAGGTGATTTATGGCGGGACATACAAAAGAAAAAAATAGAAATTAAACGAGAAAGAGAAAGAGAAGAAGCTCAGAGAAAAGCAAAAATACAAAAAATAAAAGATTTAATTGCATATACTATACTAATTATAGGTTTGCTAGGAATAACAGGATGGATTTTTTATGCACTATTTTCTTGGGTAGCAA